ATGAGTGCCCCCATGAGGAAAGAAAAAAACGTGGGGGCAAGTGTAAGGTCGAACAGGGGTATATTAACTCCACTGCTGCCATGGTCTACCGTAACTTCAGAGACCGATTCACTGAGGATCAGTTTTTCATCGTGGGTATGCACATTCTGCCTATGTACCGGCACCTCTGCCGCATGAAGATTTGGGAGTGGGTGGTTCGAGAAGTCATGTACGAAGATGAAAAAGGCAGACGGCATCTGAACCCAATTTACCGTGAGATCAGAGAACAGGTCAAGGCCATTTCAGCCCAATGGCGTATGCTGGGGGTCGGTCAGTTTCAGATTGTTGAGCCTAAGAACCCGTGGGGGTCTGCTGGCAAGCCTGTAGCTGATGATAGGGCCTATTATGATCGGCTGGGTGAAATTGAAAAAACTGATGAGCCGATGTTTGCCCGTAACAACAAAAAGATTTTGAGAATGCGAAGAGGCCAATAATGGAAACTCTCAGGCAGAAGCAAAGTCGGTTTGTCAGAATGATAGCTCAGTTGATCGAATTTGCTTATGCCAATGGGTATGAACTGACTTTCGGCCATGCCATGCGCTGTCAAGATTGTCGAGTGGGCAGTGAAGTCAGTTTGCATAAAATTAAACTTGCTGTGGATTTTAATCTTTATGTTGATGGGGTGTACCAAACCACTACTGAAGCTCATCGGCCTCTTGGCGAATACTGGGAAAGCATTGGTGGGGCTTGGGGTGGTAGGTTTCAGGATGGTAATCATTACTCTTTGGAACACGAAGGTCGTAAATGAAAAAACAATTGGTGATTCGTAAACCTGTCACAATCGTCAAAGCTATTTGTGGTAAGTTCAAGGGTCAAAAAATCCAACTTATGAAACGTGGATTCTCTGGCTGGCATGGCAAGAAAGTTGATACTGGCGAGATGGTCTATTTGTTCAGCGAAGAGGTTACTTGAAAAAACAACTTGTAATCAGAAAGCCAAAACCAGTCAAGCCCAAGGTTACCAGTTACAGAGATGGAGCCGAGGGCTTCATTCTTTGGTGTGAGCACAAAGTCTGCATACCCGTTTACCCACCCGGTTCTGATACTGCTGTTTACCTGCCCATTGGTGAATTGCCTGACATAAAGCACGAAGAGACTGGCCGAAGCCCCCGAGATTTTTGGGAAAGACAGAGAGACGTTATGCGTGAAGCTCTGGTCATGGAAAATGGCCGCTTCAAGTACAACGTCATCGTTCTGTGCTGGATGCGTGGTGAGTCTAAGTCTCTTCTGGTCTGTCTGATTCAGTTGTGGAAGTTCTTTAACTTCCCACGGCAGACTATCGTTCTCGGTGCCAACAGCAAAGATCAGGTCAAGTTTGTCCATTTTGACATTATCACCGATATTGTTTTGAACAGCCCCAAGCTGCTTCGAGACTTGGGGGGCAAGTCGAACATAAAAGAGAAAGAGATTCGTCTTCGGGATGCCGAGGGCAATGTGCGCTCGATCATCAAGCCCATCTCATCGTTCACGGGTATTGTCTCCAACATCACTGGATACACCTTTTCAGAAATCTTTGCGATGAAGAACCCCAGGTTTTTCACTCAGCTTGACGGTTCGATTCGTAACATTCCAAACGCATTGGGTTGTATTGACTCAACGGTTTCAGACAAGAGCCATGTGCTTTACAAACTTTACGTGAACGCATTGGTGGAAAAGAAAACCAAGAAAGTCTTCTTCAGCTACCGCAGTTCTCGTATGCCAAGTGGGGACCCTTCTGATTTTTGGCACCCCTACATGACCAAAGACCAGTTGGATGATTATCAGGCCAAATTCCCATTTGGCGAGTATGAACGATACTTTCTCAATTTATGGGAGGCTGGTCAGGTTCGAGTTTTCAAAGACCCCCATATTGAAGAGATCTATGCTCTTGGTTGTGACGGCAAGATTTTAAACCACCCAGACCTGAGAACCCTGTTGAGCAGAAAGGCCGAACTGGTTGATGCTTTAGGCACCTATGCAGCCAAGGGCAACAAGGCACCCCTTATTGTTCAGTTGAACCAGCAGATTGATGAGTTGGTCGGTCGAATAACCCCTGTGGATACTATCTACCGGCTGTTTGACAATTCTGACAACATTTCACTGATGCTGTCGTTGCAAGACCTGAACGTATTGGGGGATAAACTTGACACCGATTGGGCCATTCTATCAGGCTCCGACTTTGGTGACCCCTACGCTCAAGATGGCAAGGCCAGAACCATTTTGCAGATCATAGCCAAGGGTTTGCCCGGTAGCAGAAGCAACCCGAACATATGGCTGCAAGACATAGCCTCTCCACCTTATGTATATTTCATCATTGGCTTCTTTCAGATTAAGGATCACTCTCTCGGTAAAGTCAAAGAACTGCTCGATGCTGCCCACAACGAATATGAGGGTCTTGATAGCTACTGTTCTGAACGGTTTGGTAACTGGGATGTTCAGGCTTGGTGTGAAGAGCGCAATATTCTTTTTGAGCCGGTGTTCTCAAGTTATGACCGGCAGAAAGAATGCTTTAAGGGTTTGTTTGAGATTGTGGATGAAGGTCGTTTGAAGTCACCAGCCATTCGAGTACCGGGTTCGACAGGCAATAACATTTTGAATGAGGAGCTTTCGGTCTTCATGCACGACCCAGTAAAGCGGTGGTTTGGGTCACCCAGAAAGATGGAAAAATATGGTGAGCAAGACGATGTGATCTTTTCTTTGGGGTGGGGGTTGTACGGTGGTCGCAATTTAACCTCAGATCACTTTAGGATACGCCGATCATACCAAAATTTTGGTTGGTTTATGTCAAATTCGGCTGTTTTAGGAGATTACGCTGCCCGTTAAGCCCTAAATACTTGACATAACATTTTTTACGTGCAAGGATATTCTCATACGGGAATATCCTTTTCTTTTTGAGGGATTGAATGAAAAGAACCATTTTTTCGATTTTTTCGATTTTTTCTCTACTTGGCTGCTCTGTTCCACCAGTGCGGGTCGAATACCTTTCACCACTTCGCCCTGAATTTCATGTTGGCACCAATAACAGGGATAGGTGGTCTTTAGCCGAACCGTTTCAATTCAAGGTCGATGATAAAGTTTACGAAGTGCCGGCTGGGTTTTACACCGATTTTGCCAGTGTACCCCGTTTTGTTTGGCCGATTATAAGCCCCTACGAGTTGGGGGTTGGTTGCATACCTCATGATTTTGGGTACGATTCTCACGATGGAGATAAATCATATTGGGATACTGTATTTCTTGCCTGTATGATTAAAGACAATATCCCCACATGGAAGCGGCAAGTTGCTTATTACGCTGTCAGTTGGTTTGGTGAAATCGCATGGGAAAAACGCAAGTCGTTTGATTACAGCAAAACCAAAAAGTTTGAGCAAGCCCCTCTACCCGATAAACAAGCCGAAATGTGGCAAAACTTTGTTCAGCAGGCCACTGGGGTAAAATGATGGATCAAAACGAGATTAATGAATACATATTGAAAATGCCCGATGAGGTTTTGCGGGGCATGAAGTTCTCAATGCCGTGGCAGTATGACAGCACAACAGAATCGGGCAGAGATGAAGATGGCTTCCCCACCATGACAGGTCTTACCCGAAGGGGTGAAGAGCCTGATATTTACACCCTTCAAGAAAACTGCTTTGACAAGTTCGGCAAAAATCCATACGTCAACACGGCTATTCGAGGTCATGTTGGTCGCATTGTCGGTTATGGATTTGAGACCACTTCTGAGATCTGGAAGATTCAACAAGAGATCGAATCAACCGACAAAGATCCTCGCAACCGACTTTATTACTGGTGGCCCAAGTACCTCACCCGGTTCAACATCGAGGGGGAGCTGCATCAAGCCCTGACCCAACACGATGATGGATTCACCGAAGTCGATTTTTACGATCCGGCCACGATCAAAGGTGGTGGCGATTTAGGGTGCGGTATTTTGTTTCACCCACGAAAGCCCCAAATGCCACTTATCTACTACATAGAAAGTGCGGGCAACAAGAGTGCAATACCTTCCATCTTTTTGGCCCGATACCCCGAACTGATTGAAGAAATCTCAATGACCCCTCAGTTGAAGAAGCTGCTTTCTTCATCCAAGGCTCGAAGTCGAAAGTTTAATTCAGTGGGTGGGTATCGTCGGTTCATGATTAGTATGGATAAAGGCTTTGTCACTCGCCGGGCGGTATCATACCTCAGAACAACATTGGAGTGGCTCAACCATTACGAAAACCTGAAGAAGTACGAAATTGATCATAAGAAATCCAGCGGTGCCTATCTCTGGATTTTTTCGTTTGAGGATGTCAGAGCCTTCAAAACCTGGCTGACGCTTACAGAAGAAGAAAAGCGAAAGACTGGCATTGGGTCCAAGATCACCCCCGGCTCAAGGCTGGTTCTGCCCCCTGGTATGACTTGTGAGGTTAGGAACCCAAGCCTTTCAGCAATCAATGATCAAGACACTGATATTCTACACATGGTATCAGGCGGGTTGAATGAACCAGAGGACATCATGTCTGGTGCTTCGAAAGGCACCTATGCCTCTGTCAAGGCTTCACGCGGCCCCATGTCTGACCGCACCTCCGATGAAATTGCCTATTTCAAGCGGTGGTATATCAACGACTTTTGGGGGTCAGTCTTCTTCTTGAAATCGGTTGTCGGTGCGATGCCCCCCACTTTTAAGAGTAGGGAAGCCGTTGCTTTTGACGATAACCAAGAGCCGGTTTTCGAAAACGTGAAGCGCAAACCCGAAGACCTGATTGATGTGGCTTTCCCCAT